AAAAACGCAACCCCAGGTCAACGTTGCTGCTTGGTGTTTTATCCACAGAAAACCGCGCATAAATACGGGGGCTCGATAACTGCCGGTCACGATCCCCGATCCACTGGCCACGATCCACTGGCCACGATCCCCGATCCGGTGCGCTGAATTGACGCGCCACGCTCCCCGATCCGCTCCAATCCGGTGCGCTAACCACTGGCCAGTTATTCGCGGTGCAGGGACCGCCATACGTTTTGCAGGGAGCCCGCCCGACGGCTCGCGGTTTGATTATCTACCGGCGAAAAAAAGCCGGCACGGGGCCGGCTCGATTGGTTGGGACTGGTTAGTCGTCGTATGGATCGTCGCGGGTAAGCATTGCCGACTGTTGGGCGTCAACGTGTTTAGCCAGTCGCATTAGATCGTCCACGGCGTCGCGTTTCGCAGTGTGGCCCGCATCCGGATTTTGCAGTACTTCGCAATAAATACGAACAGCGCTCACCCAGTCCGGCGTTAAATTGACGATCCGCACTTCATCAATGGGGCATGTAACTTCGCTCATGCCGTCACCACTGGAGCATCGACTAAGCGTTGCGTGACGATATCAAAATGCACCGGCTCAAACTCGCTAATTTCGATGACGTCGCGCTCAAGGATAAGCACCGGCTCGAAATCGCGTTGCGCGAACCTGTACTTGATCCCGTAGAAGTTCAAAATGCCGTTGAGGCGCTCGCGAGTTGTAACAGTGTTCCAACCAGACAGTGTCAACGCGATGACTTCCCCGACACACTTACACGCGATTTCGTTACCGTGCAGGTAAATCTCAAAGCCGTTGGTTGACGTGTTACCACTGGTCAGACTGTCGCCCCGCGCCCAAGCTTCGACAATGTTTCTAGTAACTTTTCTCATGGTTTCTATTCCCTATAAGTTGCCGGCCGTTATTGGCCAGTCATGAGTATATAAAAGGTTATGCGAGAAACGCAATAAAAAGGCCGGCGGGATTGCTCCGGCCGGCCTCGCGTTTCTGGATCGGTTAAACGCTAGTAAACGTCAACTGAATATCGCCATCGTTTATCATTTCGCGCACCGCATCGCGGATAGCCGTGTCGGCTAGAATATCGCCATCGTTAACCATTTCCTGCACCACGTCACGAACGGCCGAATCGAAAGAACTGTCACCGATAGCATCGCTGATCCGTTCGTCCACGTCGTCACCATCAACAAATTGTGACCCCTCAAAAGCGTTTTCGACTTCAGACTCGACGCGCCTATCGACAATCGAATCGACGATACTCTCGACGGCGTTCTCGAAATCGTTAGTGTTCAGTACATCGCCCATCGCTTCCTCAACCATTGAAGTAAACGCCGCCAGTATCTCGGGCTCAATCAATGCGAAAATGCCGGCCGTGATGTTCTGGTTTTTTTCGAGATAGCCATTAGCCCGCTCCCGCTCCCGTTCAGCCTCAAGATCAGACATTCTCAATTTGTGCTGAAGTTTATCCAGTTCAACGCGAAGATCATCCGGCGTGAACTCGGCTTTCATCGGCTCGACGTTGTCCACGTTAACCGAAGTGTTTTGGTTTAAATCAGTCATGTTAAATACTCCCGTAGTTAAAGCCGTTATTGGCCAGTGCTTAGTATGCGATAAACGCCATAGGTAATGCAATAAAAAAAGCCGGCTCTCGGCCGGCTCTCTGGTTAGCTATGGGTATAGCCGTCGGGCTCGATCCCGAGCCACATATCGCACCATCGAATCATGTAGCTATCATCAAACGTCGCTCGCATGGCTCTCCGCCGAAATGCCAAAAACGATGACGATCCATCGGCGTCCCGACAGAACACGCGGTACAGTGCTTCCAGTTGTTGCCTGTTCATTTACAGCACCTTGAATCCCAGACTCGAAAACAATCAAGATCAAGATAAACCACGTCTGGTGCGGGGTATTTTTCTTTGTCGCTCTCGATATCTGAAAGCACCACTTCTAAGGGGTAAAGCTTTTTTTGCTGATCCGAAAGCAGTTGCCACGCCTGTTCCGGTTTAGGTAAATAAGTCATCTCACGCTCCCCGCGGATCGTCGTCCGCCATGATGGTTTCTGTATCCAAAACATAACCCGTGTCCGGATCGTGTTCATTCCATAGTGCCAGTTCACGTAATGCTTTATCCAAATCACAAACCAAATGCTCAACCATGTAGCCATCACTGGTGCGGATTGTGTGTGCCAATGGTGAATTAGACCAATAAATATTTGTCATTAGATTTCCCCCCAACCGGCCGAATTCAACCAAGCGTTATCGGCGTCGCTATCGTCCATAATGCGGCGAACTCGATCCGAGTTCTCACAAGTCGGGCACCACACTGGATTGCCATCTATCCCCGTTGAGCCGCAACGATAGTCAACTGCACGATAGTCATAACCGCATGGTACATACATAGTTACAATGTTTTCGCACATCTCAATTTCTCCCGTAGTTATGAAATGAGTTGCCAATATCGCATAGCTATTTCTAGCGGTCAATAAAAAGGCCGGCGGGATTGCTCCGGCCGGCCTCAATTAGTGAGATCATAAGCAGGGATCGTCACTCATCTTCGTCGTCGTAATCCCCGATAAATATACCCACTTTTTCCCAACCGTCTTCGTCGTATGTTTCTCCGGTTTTTTCGTTGAGAAATGACACCGCATCCTCAACCGTGTCGAACGTCGCAACATCAGAGTCTGGGTCACCCTGTAAAACCCACTCGCGTGGATTTAACATTATTCCATGAGGGTATTGATATATACCAAGCATTGCATATTCTCCTTTATGCGGCGACTTTATCCAACAATTTACCCGCACGGCGTTCAATGTCGATCCGGTTATCTTGGTGCGGAATGTCACGCGCAATAGCGGTGATCGCTTGAGCCGCGTCCCACACTGATTCAACCGGCCGGCCTTCCTCTTTCTCATGGCGTTGCATCGCCGCTTTCGCCATGCGCTGAGAGAGCCCCGCACGTTTAGTCAGAAAGTCCAGTCTATCGTCGTCAGTTTTAGCGACGTTAGCTGATTTAGCCTTCTGGACGCCTTCCACAAAAGTAGACGTTGCACCAGTGGCAAACGATTGCAATGCGGGACGGGCCTCGATAGCGAAACGATCCGGTGCAAACTTAGTGTGACGAATCTTGATCTCATGAAAATTCTCAACGCCCCATAGATTACGATTCATACAAACGCCACGCAGGTACATCGCCGCGACACCGGCCGTCTTGCTACCGGTCTCGGAGTTCCACGCATAGAAACCACGGAACATTAAATCGGGCTCGCCATTAGGTAGCTTACCCACTTCAATAGGATTCCGATCATCAACCAAGAAAACAAAAATATCGCGGTCACTGGCAAACAGTGTCGTCGTATCTTTGGTGACTGGTACTTCAGGATCGTAAACAGCCATGCCATTAGCGCCATGCCCAACCATCATTCCGGGTACTTTCCAACGTCCCTCGCTCGCGTCAACCAAATCTTTAATAGGCTTCAGGATCTCATGATCGTAGATCCGGCCGTAGTCAGCACCAGTCGCGGCTCGCAGTTCACCTGAATCGCCTCGGCTGTACACCTTAACCAAGTCGCGAGAGCGGTTATGTTGCAAACCCCACTGCAAACAGTCCGCAACCATTGGAGCGGGTAAGTCTTTGAGGTAACCGGCCGGAGCCCCTGCCAACTGAGATAGCTGACCGAATGACCAGTTCGTTGGCATGTTGTCGCCCTCGATCCCGTTCTCATCGGTGTACTCCACAATGACGTCACCCAACGATGGGTTATCGGCATCAATCGTGCCGACGATATTCATCTTGTGAGTATCGACAATGCGAGACTTCATCTGACTGGCGTCGATCTTTTTATGAGCCAACATGTCATCAAGTGAAAGAAACCGCTGATCGTCTGGACGATTAGCCCAGTTAGAAGCAACGGCGCTGTTGCCGATCCCGTGAGAAAAGGCGTTGGTTTGATAAGTTGTCATAATCGTTTCTCCCGTAGTTATGACTGAGCAAAATTGCTCACTCGCGATATTCCTATAAAACGCAACACAATGCAAGTAATTTTTTAGAAAATAAAAAGGCCGGCTAGGTTGCCCCAACCGGCCTTGGTTTTACGCCTCGGTAAACTCCCTGTTTTGAGTTGCTATCCAATCCTCACAAGATTGCGAGTTCTTTGGATATGCTTTCTCATTAGCCTTTATAGGTCTTATGCCTCGGGCGGAAGCTATAAATAATCCCACCGGTACTGGCGGGGTATCCATGTCCCACTCAAACCCTCCTAATCCAGTGCATTGAACTCCCTTCCCGTAAACACAGGCTACTGCCTGATTAGGTTGGTCACCGGCCGCGTCTTTAATTGCGGTTATAGGGTCTTGCGCTTTTGACCATCTCCATCCGGAAAGGTTAACAGCTAAGAAGTAATGACCATTAGGCTGTTTAAAAGGCGTTGATTCACTCATGGCGAATTCTCCCGTAGTTGATTGTTAAAGAGTACCTCGGGGGCTTCCCGAAGATGACTGAGATTTCCCAGTCATGTGGCCATTATCGCATACCCGATTTCGTTTGTCAAGCTAATTTTTTAAAAAGTTATTTGGGGTCGCTTATAAAAAAGCCCCGACTGGCGGGGCTCGATGGTCAACGGCGGCGACGCCGCTTAACCGGTTTCTTCATTGCTTTGTCAACGGCTTCTTCGCCGTAAATCAATTTCGCAATCCAATTCAACAGAAACATCAATCCCCCTCAACGTAGCTCATGTTAAAGCCCAATTTTTTACAAGTTTGAGTGACGCCCTCGGGCAGTTCAAAGACGCCGTCATAGTCAACCAGAACGACGCCGTCAAACCACAGACCGCCGCTCCCCCCTTCATCGCCTAATGTGGCGTGTTCAAACCCAATCGGCATACCCCGCTCATCGAGATACACCGTCCAGTTATTACACGTCACATAACGATTCAATACACCCTCATGAATTTTCATTACTCACCTCGATGTCTTCCTCTACCTCATAAGAGAGCCACCCGTTGGACTCATCAACACCAAACAAAAACGCATCGGCTTCGGCTTGCGTATTGAACGAATAGCTTTGAGGTATTTCATCACTCCCCCACAAAACTCGGACAGTTATCTTTTTCATTGTCTGACTCCTGTTCTGCTATGCCCACAAACCCATGAAAGTGATACCCGTCTTCAGTGGCGTCAAAACGAAAAAACCAGTCTTCACCAGTATATTTTTTACAAATAGCGGATATTTCATCCGCCCACTTTTCAACTTCAAGCATCACTACAAAATTCTCCCGTAGTTGTTGACCAACCAGTTAACTTACTCTGTAACAAACGCCACGGCTCAACGTCCTCGTTGTCCATACGTTCATTACTGGTAAAAGAAATTAAGGCTAAAGAACAAAGAGTCTTTTCATCCTCGGTTAACTCTTCCTCATAGTCATGCAACAGGGTCATTGCATCTTGGTAATCAAATTTATTCATAGCTAATTACTCCCGTAGTTGTTAGCTAACTTGCATAGTATGCGACTAATGCGAACAGATCAAGTCCCAAAGTGATTTCCAGTCAAACGGATTGGTCAAACGGATTACTGGATCGACTTTAGATATGCCCTCCATTTTTAGATCAAGGGCGTCGTATCCGCGATACAAAAGTATTTCCGGTTCAGATGTACGGGGCTGTCTTTTAACAAGCACCCAAGTTGAAGCATGACTATGAATATTAAGAAAGGCCACTTGGTGAGGCCGCAGATCGACAGTGTTCCCTTTAGTCACCTTTAACTCGATCAGATGTAATGCCCCTTGGTCATCACAAACTAAGAGATCCGGTATCCCTGCGGTCAACCACGTTTCTAATCGAGTCAATATTAACTTTCGATCAAGCTTCTTCGCCCCGTCCCGAATCTGCTTGTAAAAGTTGCTCTCTGTCGTGTTCGTTTTCTTCTTGGTCGCTTCCTCCCACGGGAGTAACGTCGATGATGTTTGACTCATAGGTATCTCTCAATTCGTCTAAGGCTTTCATAACTTCTTCTTTACTCATCTGGTCAATCGATCCATGCCGTATCTCAGATTTACTAACGTAGATGTCGCCTTGAGCCTGACCTCGACGATACTCCGCTTGAACTGCCGCAGAATAAGCCCCGTTCTGAATAGCTAAGTCCCGAATGTTTTGTAGATCCCGAACATGACGCTGATAAGTAATACCGTATTTAGCGTCTAATTCATCTCGATATGCTTTGATTGCCGCGACAATATGCGGACAGATCAAAGGGTTTGTCATTTCATACGCTCTGGTATGTGCGCTTGACGGTGGAAATCCCGCATTGATAGCGGCTTCTCTCATGGTTATCTGGCCGTCGTTGCTAACAAGCTCCTTAACAAATAGCTCCTGACGGCGCGTCAGTTTTTTATTTCTCAGCTTGTTCAGCTTGTCCTTATCCGCAACGGCGTTTCGTTTAGTTCTAGGCATTCAAGTCTCCGATAGTTAAAGGCAGTATCGGAGATAAAATATAGCCCCTTTTCTTATATAGAGCAAAATTCAAAAAATATTTTTTTGACCAAGACCCCCCGCTAACGCACTTTTGATTCTTTGATTTCTTGGTTACATATTTATGGTTACATGGTGTAACTGTTTATGTAACTGCTGAAAGTATTGATACATATAGGATAGAGCGATTCGGTTACACGGTTACACCGGTTACGGGTATTTTTTGCAAAAATATTTTTTCTAATTTTCCTGCTATATAAGTAACGTGCGTTTTTTGTAACCCAAAAAAGAAAAGCCCCGTGAGCCGTGGCCTACGGAGCCTGATCCTTTGTTACGCAATCTGTAACGGTTACGCCGCGTCCTGTTTTTCTCGCTCTATTTGCCGTTCCATTTTTTTATTTGTGGATTCGCGTTGATCCTTGTCCCACTGTTTATATCGGTCTGCCCAAGTCAGAGTGACCGCTTCCCACGCATCTTTATCCTTAGCCAATTCTTTTTCGATCAAAGGGTTTTTATTATACGAAAGAAGACCGAGGTCAATTTCATTTTTAAAAGAGGTGGCTTCAGCGAGCCATTTGATAGCGAGTTCTCGTTCGCCGCGCATTTCATAATCTTCAGAAACAAATTTGCAAAAGTTATAGCAGGATTGTCCGGTCAAAAATCCCCAAGAATCCCGCGTTAGGATAGGTCGTTTTTCCATTGCGTACCCCTTCAAAAGTAGTCTGAACGGAAGATCAGCTTGACGCTATCGGTATCGTCCATGATGAAATCGACGTTTTCGATGGAATAGTATTCGCCGTTGACGTCGTCTTGGACATAAACCAGAAAGGCGGGGTCATGTGCTTTCCCCAGTTCCTCGATCAGTTCTCTAACAGTCATCGCCATCGTCGTCCCCGTCGTATTCATTGCTGTTATAATTAAAGTCAACGGCGAGAGGTACGGCAGGCTCCCCATCGTAGATAACGTCAATTGCGTCAATCGAGTAACGTTCTGTCACCTCAAGATCGAAAAGCATTACTACCGTGCCATCTGGCACACCTTCCAACGCTTGCCTAATTTCTGCTACTGTCATCTTGTGTCTTCCCTAAATTTATTTGCTCTTGTACTGTCGCTAGGTAATTGTGCGTAGACTCTTCGTCGTTCGCCCGCCAATCGTCCTCCACAACTTCAAAGAAGCTACACGCATCTGCATCTGGCCACGGCATTGTCAAAGCCTTTTGTTTGGCCTGTTCCTCATTTTCTGCCTCAACGACAAAACTCGGATAGTAGGTCGTGATCCGCACACGATATTGCTTTTTCATTCCGAAGCCCTTTTTAGTTCTCTTCCGAGTTCCCACATATCAGAACAATTTAAAACGGCCTTCAGTTCGTCCACATATTTTTCCTTATCCGCCATATACTCTTCGTAGTCTTCTTCAGTTTCAAAGCAGGGGGTGCCATTGGTAACCATGTTGATACCGTCAAGATCGGTAATTCTACGGTGCCACTTCATATCATCCAAAGACGTGTCAGTGTAGTACAAGGCAAGCATTAACAAACGCCGTGTTTCTTTATTCATTTCAATATCTCCCTCAGTTCGTTCACGAAATCCTGCAAATCGGAAGCATACTTTTGCATTTGTTCTTTTGTATCAAAACCGTCCACACCGGATTCAAAAATTTGAACGCGCCAGTGCATGTCGTCCGAAAGCGCTTCGCTGTACTTCAAGGAAAGAGTTAACAAACGCTGTGTTTCTATATCCATTTCAATATCCCCGTTCGTTGATTGAAACACTAAGGTATGCGCTTATCGCATACTTGTCAAGTAATAAAGTAAAAAAAATCCCCGAGGGCCATAGGGGTAGCACCACGGGGATTTCGGAGTCAACTACGGGAATAGTTGTATGTCGAGAGTCATGATAGTGGCTTATCAGATGATTGCAACCTTTTTCTTTCACTTTCTCTGGCAAGTTCACCGACTAGCCTTGCAAATTCACCAAGCTCCTCTCGGTTTGCAAGGTAGCCGCGCCCTCCAATACCCTCCATGCGGAGTGTGAAATCTTCGTCGCGGACAATGCCCGCTTTGTACGCAAGGTCGTGGACAAGGTCAGACATCGTCCTTGCCGCGTAAGGTTATCTCTAACCATATCGCTCGATCTTCAGCCTTCTTTGCTTTTTTATATAGTCGTTTGGCCTTGGCATTCAAGTAGCGCAAGTACCAACGTTTAAGAACGATCACGTTTTTTGCCTCTGGACGGCGCGGTATGTTCGTACAACCCGCTGATAATTTCTGCCTTCCTGCCCATCTTGGACTGCCGCACTCTTTCACCGCGACGTGCGTTGATAGCATTGTTGCCTACAACGTTCCTGCAATTTAGCTCGGCTACTAGCATGTCCTTCTTCGGAATGTATGTCGTGCTTAACACGTAATACTTACCTTTCTTGTTTTTAAACATCCGGTGCGTGAGCCGTGATTCGCGGACTAGGAAGTCTAGTTCGTCCATCGCGTCCAGTGGACTGTCGAACAGTGTTGCGCTAGTCATAGACGTTTATCCGACGGGGATCTTTCTTGCTCCCGTACCGATGTTGCTTGTCGAAACCCTGCTCGATGTACGTTTCAAAGATCAGTCGCAGTTGTCCGGAGATGGTTCTGCCATCTTTCTGAGCGAGATCCTTGATTTCTTCGTATACGTCGCGGGGAACAAGCACACTTTTCCAACGTTGTGTATCCATAGGCCCCTCCTTATCTGCGATTATATGGGAATCTATGCGAACATACAATAAAAAAGCCGCCCGAAGGCGGCTCTGGTTATTTTTTACTGATCGTCACCTTGAAGTGCTTCTCATTACGCAGACAATAACTGATTTCGCTTATTGCATGACTTAACTCAGTGACTTGATCGTCAGTCCAATCGAAACCATTGAGTCCGGTTTCGATAAAATCGTCGGCTACATAAACAGACCCTTCGCCTAAGACCCAGTTCAAGCCTTCGGCTATTCTTTTATTCACCTTGATGGTTCTAATGCTCATTACTTTACCCCTATTGAAAGTGCCGCCCCGAAGGGCGGCGGTTGATTACATTCGATCAGTGAAAACTTTGTTCAAAGATCTCCTTTAAGAGAGGAATCTCCATAGAAACCGACACGCCAAACTTAGCGCCGTATTTCTGGTTAACCTTTTTTGCATATTTTCTTGCTTCATCGAACGTCTTAAATTTTTTCCGCACAACAAATCCATCGGCCTTCATTGCGGCCCTTGCTTTGCGGTAGATCTCTCGATCTTCTTGGGTCTTCCGATTGCTCTCGTGAGAGATAACAAAAGACTCGTTTTTCTTTAAGACGTAAGTTGGCTTGACAACGTCAAGTTTCGACTTGCGTAGCTTGGTCATAATGACCTCCCGTAATTGATTGTTAAACAAACATAGAGTTGGGGCTACCAACTCATCAAACAGTGTAATTCATGTATGCGATAAAGTCAAGTGATATTAGACTAAAGTATAT